ACCGCCGAACAAAACGCCCCTTTGTCCGTTATTGCTCGAAGGTGCGGTATAGAAGTAGTCCGCGAAGTAGGTAGAAGAAGAAGCCCCTACCGCCTGCGGCATATTTTCGCCGTATTCGCCTACAAGCATAGCCTTAACGTAGCCTTCGCTTCTTGGAAGTTCGCCGCGCTTCTCATAGCCGTCGTAGCTGCTGCTATGGAACTTCGCAGGGTCGGTACAAACAAAAAATTCGCTTACGCCGCCCTGTTCTGCGGTCTGAATGTTACACTTGCAGCCGTCTGTCCAGCTCCAAATATGGCCGAAGGGGTTTTCAAGTCCTCGGTAGGAAGGAACCGGCGCGGCGTATCTTGTAGAGCCGTCTTCGTTCAATGCGTTATATATTACTACGCCCGTCTTGTTTCCTAAGCTGTTGGTAACTCCGCAAGGCACAAACGGATAGTAGCCGTTATATCCGTTCCAATCCGAAATACTTGTTACGCCGTCGCCTAAGCCGCCTTGTTTGTAGCCTTCGTTTGTAGGCTCCGCGTTATAGGCAAGCTGGCAGTTAAGGTTCGCGTACTCAACCGCGTAAAGCCAATAGCAGGCTTTCTGAATTTCGTAAACGTCGCAATTCCAGCCCGCGCCGTTAAGTCCTGCTTCGCCCCTGTTGCGCGCGTATGTGCGGAAGTTAGTAAGCGAAATTGCGGTAGCTGGACGGCCTAAAAGACTGCGGTAGGTTCCGTCCCAATCGGAATTATTACCGCCGCCCCTGTACTGCGCCGTAGTGTTTACTACCGAAGCCAGCTTATTGTTGGTTCGGTCTAAGCTTGCTTCGTATGCAGAACGGTAGGAAAGCGGTACGAAATGAAAGCCCGGTAGGGCGTATTCCGAAAGAAGGCAGCGGAATATGGTACCTTCTACCTCAAACTTGCGGTAGTGGGCCGGAATTTCCACCATTACCTGTCCGGAAGCTCCGGTAAGGTCTGCGGCTCCGCCTGTATCGGTCTTGGTGCTGTCGTTAGCGTGAAGGTATGTAACTACCTGCCCTTCATCGTTAAGCAAACAGCGGCGCATACGGCTCTGAATAGGCAGGCTAACGTGTAGTTCCGGCCTTCCAAGTCTTGTACAGGCGGAATCTGCTACGGTTGAGTCCCACTGAATACCGTAGAAGTAGTCGTAAGGGAATGTAGGCTTAGAATTGCCTACGCCAATAATTAAACCCATAGTTAGTCTTCTTTTTAATACCCCCAAATAAGGGTAGCGTTAATACTTGTTTGTTTGATTTCTCGTATAATTTCGGGGTTCCACCCAACCTCAAAGCGGGTCTTTACAAACTCGCCGGGTTCCATACCCCAAAGGTTTACTTCAAGTTCTACGGCGGTCTGGCCGTCGTTCTTAATGTTGAAAGGGACGCCTTCAAGCTTGAAGTTCCCGTTTGCTAAGCCTGTTACGGCTCCGATTTTTCCAATTTGGGCGGATACTGCTTCGCCCCCTCTTGTTTTACTCATAGCTATTACGTTTTTTAAGTGCTACAAAATTATTGAATTAGCGTATTACTATAATACGCTGTTGAAAACAAAATAAAATCTTCCTAATACCAATCGTTCAAATTCATAATTAGGAAATTAAAGCTACCGTCGTTTGCCGACGCGTCGTCGCTAACTCCTATTGTTATTGTAGTCGTCGTCTTTTCGAGAATGGTAGCCTTCGCCCAAGCTGACGAACTATCTACTACGCAACCTTCGCCGGTAGCCGTACAAAATACGTGGCTTGCGGAAGAAAACCACGAAGACGGCATAGTAATAACGTATTTTCCCGTTCCCGTACGTCTTACGCTAAGCGTTGTTCCGTCGAATGTCTTATACGAGATACTTGCTCCGCTGGAAGTTCCGGTAACTTTACCCATAGCCAATACGTTAAGCTGCCTTCCGTAGCGGTAAGTAGTCATAAGGTTTACCCTTTTAAGAACAATCCAGCCGTAGAAGGTTCCGCTATCTCCGTAGCCCAATAGTTCTACGCACTCGCGTGAAAGCGAAAGAGAACCCTTTGCTATACCGTTTTCGTAGAAGTATTTACCGGAAGGCGCGCTTACCTCTGCTGTTCCGTATGCTATGGAAGAACCCCACTTATAATTTACTATCGTCATTTTTCTTCCGGACTGCTTTGCCGTCCAAGGAAGGCTAAAAGCGTCAATCCAACCGCCGCCGGAACTAATCATTACTACGTTGTCGGTATATTCCGTATCAAAACTATCGCCGACATACTCGAAAGGGCTACGAGTGGAGCCGTTTATCTGTACGTCGCGGAAAACTCCCGAAGTAGCGTTTATTTCGCCGGTAATATGTGCTTTTGTCGCCCAAAATTCGCCGTTCTGCTGTACGCGGTAAGGTGCGGTACCCCTGTTATTCTTCGTAGCTCCGGCCCATATTCTTACGCTTGTTTCTTCGGTTCCGTCGCCGGTAATACCTGCCTTAATAGCTCCATTAGTGCCGGCAAGCTGTACGGTTCCGGAAGTAACTATACCGCCGTCTATGGTGGTTTGTGTGTTGTCGTAGCATACCGCTTCCGCCCAATCGTTAGCAATATAGGAACCGGAAGCCCTCGCGGTAATACAACGCTTTAAGGTTCCGTCGCTGGCTCCGCCTGTTAGCCAAAGGTCGCCTACGTCATAAGGCGGGGAAGGCTGAGCAACGAATACCCTACGCTTGCCGTCGGCTGTGTCCTGCGCTTTCTCTGCTGCAGCGTATGCGTCCAGCGCGGTTTGGTCGGTAATATCCGCCCAATTTGAACCCGTATAACGTTTTAGCTTGTTGGTGGAAGAATTATACCACATATCCCCCGTATGTTTTTTCTTTTCCGTGGTAGTAGTCCAATTCGTAGCAGGGTCGGTGGCCTGAAACCAGCTTTCTATCTTGCCATCTAATTGGTTGGTAAGGTCGGTTACGGTTGTGGCAAAGCTCCCGTTTATAAACTCCGTTAGCGCGGTGTTATCGGTGTACTTGCTGGCTTTCTCCCAATCTGCGGAAGAATAGTTACCCGAAGCGCGGGCGGTCTTACATCGCATAATATCCCCGCTTCCGCCTTGTACCCATAAATCGCCTACTTCGTAAGGGGTGGTAGGTGTTGTGGTAAATATCCTTCGCTTATCCCTTGCAAGTTCCAGCGCGTCGTTTGCTAAGGCTAAGGCCTGCGCTACTTCGCTTTCCTGTAACTCCTGCCACTTGTACGCGCTTCCTTCCTTTACCCACCTAAATACCTTTCCGGAAGAAGTATTATAGAACAGGTCGCCTAAGTGGTTTTCCTTGTCGGTAGTAGAAGTCCACAAAGACGCGGGGGCGTTGCTGGTGGTTGGGTCGTATGTTTCAAAAAATTGTTCTATTTGCCCGTCCAGCTGCGCCTGTATCTCCTGCAATACGCCCGGTAGGGTGTTGTTTATATAGTCCTTCGTTTCCTGCGCTGCGCTGTCAAGGTCGGCCACATTCTTGGTGCTGCCGTCTGCGCTCACGAACTTTATTACGCCGCCTATTTCCCCTTTATCAAGGTCGAAGTAGGTAACGCCGCCGCTGCTTTGTATTCGGCCGGTATTGACGAAGCGTCCGTTAATGGTGGTAGAACCATACGTAAGCGAAATAAGGCGCGCGGGGTTGGTTCCGCCCGTGTCGGTTATAACGCTGCTAAGGCTTCCAATAAGGAAATAGTAGTAGGCAGCGTCGCTGTCTACCGTCCTTTGCGTGGTGTCTATCATAATGCTTCCGGCGGTACCTGCCTTCTCGCAACGGGCGTAAATGTAGTAGGAAGTAGCAGAGACAAGGCCCGAAATAGTGGTACTTGCAAGCTCCCAACTTTTTACGGCATTTTCTATTATCGTGTAATGAACAAGCGAACCACCGAAAAATTTTACTACATTGGCGTTCCCTTCGTAATTAGGTTCAAATCGGGCGTTCTGCAGTACAAACTGCTGGGAACGCGCGCCTACGGCTAACATCCGCGTTTCAATGGAAAGCGGCTTTATTTTGTCCGTATAGTAGTGGCCGTCCGGGTCGAATATATTTGCCAGCACTTCCTGTGCTGCGCGCCAATTACGGCGGGCTTTTGCCGGGTCTGCAAGGTCGTTAATCTTGATAATGTTATCTACCTTCTGCAAGTCCGAAATAATGCGGGTTATTGTCGTCATTTGTACGGAATCGCCCAAGGTTATAGAATACTTGTACGGGTGCAGAAGGTCGCGGGTAAACCCTGTAATTCGTACGGCCTTGTTTACGCCTATATCTTCGTCTTCTACCGGTATGTAGTCGCCAACCGCGAAAAGGTTGGCTACGGTAAGCTGTCCGGCAAACTGCGCTATGAAGTTTTCCGCGATACTTAAAGCGTATTGCACTTGGGGCTGGCAATACTGATTATAGTAATCTGTTCCTTCTTCTAAAAGCTGGGCTTCGGAATCCGTCTTATAGCTGTCGGGCAGGTTTATGTCGGTAAAAAAGTACGTATCGCCTACGCCGAACTGAAAGGCCGCGCTTGTTTCGCTGGGGAACTTCATACCGTTTTCGTCCGTGAACGGGACTACCTGTATTTCCTTTGTCGCCGGGTCGTACTTGTGCAGGTCAAACTCGTAGCCGGCAAGGTTTCCCGAAGTCATCTTAATTTTTGCGGTAACGCCGTTAATAAGCCACTTTGTCGTAACCCCGTCGGTTTCCTTCTCATTAAGGTCGAAGTTCATAGTTCCGTCTATGAAGCCGAAATACTTACTTCCAGCTGCTGTTACCTGCCCGTAACGGTTTGGGAAAATCTTTTCAAAGGTTTTTATATTCTCCTTCAAACCGAAGGCGGCCACAGCCGCGGCGTTTTCAATGTATGAAGCGTTCTTATTCTTTCCCGGAAGGCATAACTTACTATGCCTATAACTACTTCCTAAGTTGTTGCTTCCGCCGTAAACGTAAAGGCGGGTAACTACGTTCTTAGAGTTTATATTTTGGCGGGAAAGTTCGTAAAGGCCCCCGGTTCTGCCGTGCCGGAAGGTATAAGGGAAGTTTACGCCGGCTGTTTTAAGGTTTACGGTACGAACCCCGTTAGTCTGCGAAATCTCAAATTCCGTATTATATTCCCCGCAAAGGGACTGCAGAACCTCTAAGCAATTCTTACCGGAAAAGGTAAGGGTTTTATACTCCGTATCTGCTGGGAATACTCCAACGGCCCAACGGCCCGGAAATACGCGGTTAGCGTTATCTACCAAAAGCCTAAGGAAGTCTTCTACGTTGCCCGTGAAGCTGTCTAATACCGTATCGTCCGGCAGCAGCCATTGAGCGTCTATTAGTTCGTATTGTACGCCTTCAAAGGTAAGCGTATATTCAAGCCTTCGGGTACCGGTCTTCTTCAATACGGCGGGCTGGTTAAGCGTGTAAACCTTCCCGAACACGTCTATTCTATCTCCTATATAGAAGTCAAGCCTTGCGGTACTCTTTACCGAAAGGGTTACAATATCTTCCCCAAGAAGGGCGACCTTTTGCTCTGCCTTGGTAACACCGGAAGCCTTACCCCTTGTAATAAGGGGTAGGGTTGTTCCGTCGGGGTGTATAACTACAATTTGTTCCATACGATAATTCCGTTAGTAGTGAAGTCTTCTATTTTCTCAATAACACCAGCTACAATAGCGTAATAGATACCGTTATTTTCGTAGGTGTGCGAAACGTTTACTTCGGTTCCGAAAACGTCTTCCGTTACCGTCCCGTCGCCCCAAAATATAGATACCGCCTTGCTGCTGGTAAGCGTTATAGAAAGGGTCTTTGTTCCTTCACTTATTCGCTGGTGTCTTACCACTCGCTTAACAGGGTCGGGTTCCCTAAGCTTCAAGGTAAAGGTTCCTACCATAACGTCGTCGTTCCAACGCTTAGTAACTGCTATTCCGTCCGGTAAATAGACTTCGTAAACAAGCGGCTTAGTCGGGTGTATATCTACCATAAGCCTTTGGGTTCCGTCTTTGTCGAATACTTCCAAGAACTTATTAAGTTTGGTAACGAAGTTAATTTTACCGGTAGCGTACATAAAGCATTTAAGCGTTATTTCGCGCGGCTGGTACCTCTTGTTTTTAAGGTCTACTATTTCGCCGTGGTAGTCGTCCCACTCTACCGTAAGCGGGGCCTTTAATTTCGGCTTGTCAAGAAGGCCGGAACTTTCGCTTACGTAAATATCCCATTCTTTGAAGTCCACCCCGTCTATGCTGTACGCAAGTTGGGAAACGGAACTAATACTTTCGGCTATTTGCTCCTTCGTGAAAGCTACGTTATACAGCTTAACGTCGTCTACAAGGCCGTAGCCGTATTTGGTTCCGTAAATGTCTTGCAGGAAGGCGAAGCCGGTAGGCTGCGCCGGCAGTTCTATCTCTTTAATTAGCTGGGTATCTAAGTAGATGTAGATAGTGTAGTTTCGCTTTACTACGGCCCAATAGCCCCAACTATCCGCGTTAATATCAAACCATTCTTCCGAATAGCCGTTAATAGCTTCCCAACGTACGAAGAAGCCTATACGCTTACCTGTAAAGCCGTCGGGATAGTCTGAACGTTTGAGCCAAGCAAGTAGCGTAAAATCGCCGGCAAGCTGTACTACATTCGCGTCAATCTCGCAATAGCCTTGCCCGTCGAACTTAATGCAGTTTCCCTGCTTTCCGCTTACGAACTCCGCGTTTACTACATTGCCGTCGTACCTGTTGCCGCTGTAATCATAAGCTTTTTTTGAACCTGCGCTTTCGTCAAAGGGAAGGTTTAGAACTATGTTATTTTCGTTTGCCATAACTAATAATTACTTTTCTTTTTGTTGATAACCTTAATTACTGAATTACCGGTATTCTCGGCTTCTACGTGGCCGCCGTACCTATTTACGCACACCTTCGCGTTGTCAAAAGTTCTTACCTTTACGCTGCTGTCGTCGAAAACGTCCACCATAACGAAGGAATTACCGGATGCTTCTATTTCTACGCTGCTGTCGTGCTTAGCGAAAACTTGCCCTACTTCAAAGCCCGTGTAGCGGGTGGTTCCGGAAGAAGTACCCAAGGCTACAACGTGGCGGAAGTTCTCGGTATCTATCGCTTCATCCAAGAATACCCCGTATTTTTCGCAGAAGCCTACGAAATGTTCCTTAATGTACGCCCGGCTGGGGTAGTCGTTGCTTAGGCAGAAGTCTATGCCTTCAAGGTACATTTTAACAAGTTCGCCCTTATCGGTTGTTTTCTGCAACCTGTTAAACCATTCCGTACAAATGCCGTTACGTTTGGCTTCTAATGCTAATTCTTTATTTAATTCCATACGTTATTGTGTTATTCCTTGCGCCCTCAATGGGTCGGACGCGCTGTAACCCTTTACTTCGTCGTAAATCTGCCCTAAAAGCTGGTTAGAAACGCCTATTTTGTTGTCAATACTTGCCAAGCGTATAAGCTGCTGACGTAATATGTCTATTTCTACAACTTGGTTTACTCTGACGGCGTTTGTCTGCCCCGCCAAAAGGTCTATACTTTCCTGCGAAGCTCCCTTTATAGCTCCTGCCATAGTGCAGGTAGGGTCGCCGGCTTCGTCGCCCAACTCCTTAAACAAGTCTTCGTACATCTTCAAGGCTTCGGTATAGCTGGCGGCTATCTCTTTTACCTTATTCCGGAATCGGTCTTGTTCAGCTTCCGTAAGGCCGTCGAAGCTTCCGTTTCCTTCTGTGTCAAAGCCCATATCTTTTTGAAGCTGGGCTATTGCCGCTTGTAGCGGGCCTTCTAAGAATTGAAGCTTTAAGGCGTTCTTTACGGCGTTCTGCATAACTTGCTGGACTACCTTCTCTATTGCTTGGTTTACCTTCGCGCTATTGAAGCCGTCCGTAAAAGTTTCGGCTATCGCTTCCGACAGCTGGCTGGCTAAGTCCTTCGCGGAAGTCTGCGTAATGCTCTGCGCTATCTCCGCTATGGTGTCTTCTATCTGCCTGCCAAGTTCCGCATATTGCTCCTTGTATTCCTCTACCTTGCCGCTATCCGTCTTCTTTTTTCCTTCCTCTGCCTTCCACATCTCCTGCAGGTGGAGCTGCTGCTGGCGCATATTGGAAATTAGGGCCTTTTGGTTTTCGTAAACGCTTTCGCCTAATGCCTTGTCTACTGCGTGTTCAAGGGCTTTGTATTCCTTTTCCAGCGTTTTTACGGCTTCTGCGTGTTTCTTTATCGCGCGTTCTGCCTTGCGGTCTTTTACGTTAAATACCTCAAACGCCGAAGTAATAAGACCTATACTTCCCTGTATGATACTTAGCGGGTTTCCGGTGGCTATACCGGTGGCAAGCTGGCCGGCTGCGCCTACCATATTGCCTATATCGCCTAAAAGGTCTTGCGTTACTTCGTCGCCGGCAAGTCCCATACTTGCCAAGCCCTGCGTAACTGCGTCGAATGTCCCCTTTACCAAGTCAATAGAAGAAGCAAGGGAACCGAACACTTCCGAAAGGTTGGCTTTGCTTGCGTCTTTCTTGTAGTCCTTCAGGGCAAGGGAAAGGGCCTTAAACGGGTTGCGGGTTTCTACTTCGTCCTTAGCGGCTTTAAGCTTGTCTAAAACCGCTTGCAGGTCTTCGGGGTTAAGTTCTACGCCCAACTGCGCCCGCTGCGCTTCTATCTTAGCTATAAGGTCGGTAATCTGCTTAGATGTAAGGTCGTCAAGATTCCCGAACAACTGCGACCACGCTCCGCTGTCCTGCAACTGCTGTAACGCTGCCGAACTTAGGGCTTTGTTCTTCTCTTTCTCCAGCTCCGCTACAAGCTCAGCGTTATTGTTCTTTTTAGCTAAGGCTATTTTTTCGTCGTACTCCGCCGTAATGTCAGCTATTTCCTGCTGGTAGGACTTGTATTGCTTTTTAAGTTCTTCGTAGTTTGTTTGTTCCGGCGTTACGCTGTATTCGTCGCGCTTCTTGTTAAGGGCTGCGAGAGCTGCTTCTGCTATCTTCCTTTCGTCTTCGGTTTTAGCTTCTGCTATTGCTTTGTTAAGAAGGCGACTTTTCTCAGCGTATGTCGCTTCAAACTCTATTTTCTCGGAAAGGTAGCCGGCGTATTCGTTCAGTAGCTGCTGCGTCTGTTGCTGGGCTTCTGCCGCTATGTCCTGTTCTGCTTTGTCTACTATGTCCTTCTTGCCGTTGTCAAGGTCGGAACCGTCGCCGCTAAGCTCCTTACGCTTTTCTTCCAACAGGGCCAGCTTCTCAAAAATGGAATTTGCGCCGTTTAGTTGCTCCTGCAGCGCAGCGTCAAAATCTGCCAATACGGTAGCCTTCGTTTCGTCCGCTATCGCGTTGTTAAGCTTACGCAGGTTTTCTTGCTGTTCCTTGGTTCCGGTTCCTTCCCCAATAGCCGCAAGAAGGGCCGCGCGCTGCTTGTTAAGGTAATCCAAGTAGTTACTACCTTCCGCAAGTATGCCGGCAAACTCGGTTTTTGCCGCCTGCTGGAGTATTTCGTCTTTGGAATTTACCCACTTAAAGTATTGTTCGTAGGCCTTCTTTCGCTGGTTAAGTTGTTCCGTAAAGGGGTCGTCATTTGTCGTGGTTCCGCTACTGCTACCTTTCTTTCCCCCGCCGGCAAGTTTACCCATTAAAGACTCCGCTTCTGCCTGTGCTTTTGCTGCTGCTTCTGCGTCGCTCCGTGCGTCTTCGTATAGCTGTAAAATCCTTAATACGTTGGCCCTTAACTGCTGCGCCTGTTCTACTGAATTTTCATCACCTACCGTAAATTCTACGAGGTTGCCAGCCGTTCCTAACCACGCATTTTTGCTCTTATTTCCGTATGGTACTTGTTCTCCGTTTACTTCCTTCGTGAATTGCAAGTAGTCTTTATAGAATTTTTGTAAGCTTTCTTTTGTAGCAAATGCTTTTTCTATATCCGCCTGCGTAAATTGCCAATAACCGAAAATGTTATTTCCCTTCGCGCCGTCGCCATTTGAAACAACCGTATGCCCCATATTATACTTGGCCGTTGATTCAAGTGCTATGCGCTTCGATATTTTATCTTGCATACGGCTTTCGTATGCCGAAGCCGTAGCGCGTTTCATAACCGCTGCTACAAAACTATCGGTTTGCTCTATAAATAGTTTATCTGCGTCCGCTATATTCTGCAAGGAAACCCCCAATTCGTCGAAGGCGTTTTGATGCGTCTTAATAAATTCGCTACGCCCTTTAACGTCGTCGCCTAAGTCCTTCCAAGCTGTCCGAAGCTTCATATATGTAGCAAGAACGGGGGCGGCACTTTGGCTAATGGAGTTTCCCCAATCCTCAGCACCTTTCCGTGCTTCTTCCTGCTTTTTCTTTAATTCTTCGTTTCGTTTTATAAGTTTGTTTATACCCGCCACAGCTGCTGTAATAGCCAAGGATAGGCCAAGGGTTAGCGTTGCTGTAAGGGCCGTAGCTGCTACGCGGGCTACGTTAGCAGAAACGCCAAATTTAACAAGGGCTTTGCCAGCGAATAACGTAACCGCAGAAAAGGCTTGCTTTGCTTTGGTAAGCGTTACAAGGGAGAAGTAAGAATCCTTGTTTAAGGTGTTCGCCGCCTGTTGAAGCCCCATAGTAATAGCCATAAGGCTTTGTATTCGGGTCTGAATCTTAACAAGGTTTTCGTTTTCCCCAGCAAAAAGTCCTATAACGCCCTGCGCTGCGCTAAAAACGCCCGTTACGCCGCTTACTGCTGATATTACGCCCTGTAAGCCTGCGTTATCGTGGGCTAATATCTTCGCTTGCTGCTGCGCGTCGCCCATAGCGTCCGTAAGCCTTCCGCACTCCTCTTGTAGTTCCCTATAAGCCTGCGTTCCTCGCAGGCCTGCCTGTTCCATTTCTGCCAACTGCTGTACGGCGTTCCTTACCTGTGTTCTTAGGTTTACGTGTGCCGTTTCGGTCTTCTTTACCTCTACTTCCAGCTGGGTAAGTGCTGCACGCTCTCCGTCTAATTCCGCCTTAATCGCATTCGCTTCGCGTATCAGTTCCGCCTGCCCTTTTCCGGGTGCAACCTTGGAAATTTCCGCTTTAAGTTTTTTGTACTGCGCTTCAAGGTCTTTTATAACCTGCTTTTGTATTACTATGTTCTCGCGGGTTACGTCGAACATTTCGTTAATCTTATCGCCCGCTGCTACCGTAGTCTTAGAAAAGCCGGTAATTCGTCGTTCCGTTTCTTTTAGGGAACTATTTATTTGTCCGTTGTTCGCTATTATATCGAACTCAATAGAACCGCCTTTCATCGTGATAAATCGTTAATTTGTTGTAATAGTGTCGCGGCGTTTTCCTGCGTTATTGCTACTTCCGTTGCGTCTTCTCCGCCTTCGCCTTCCGTCGCTATGTTCGGCGCGTCAATCAGCAAACGCTGAACAATAGCCCAAGCTACGCCGTGGTGTAAGTAGTCCCAAGTCCAGCCGAGGTGGGCGCAAATAGACCCCCGGCGGCCAAAAGGACTATTTAGTCCGGTTACTCTATGCCCTTCTTTCTCGGTTGTGTCGTCCTTGCGCCGGTCATCAATCGCATAGAGCCTATAAAATCCCCTAAGTTGGCCATAGCTGTTACGGTATTGGCTATTCCTTCCAACTTTGAAGGTTTTATAGTACGGTGGAACAACTCCGTAAGGCGGTCTAATTCCTTGTCGTCGTTGTATGTCTTCTTCCTTCCGCTGGCTAACACTTCGGTAACGTGGTAATCTTCGCCAAGTACGGCAATAGCTACTATTCGGGCAGCCCTGCGGTTATGTTCGTGCGCTATGTTCTTGGCTTCGATAAGCGTATTAGTTCCGCCTGCTTTAAGGCTATCTTCGTCTATGGCTATTTGTAGCCATAGTTCGCTAAGCCTGTCAAGAACTGAAAGCGTAGGTTCCTGTATCTCGAAGGCTTCCGTAATGGTTTCTTTTACCTTGCGCTGGAAGAAGCCCTTTATTCCGGGTTTTCTCTTACGAACCTTGTAGGTTATATCGAACTTAACCCCGCGCTTTATTAGCAGGTTTAGTTCGTTAGCTTCTATTTCGGTAAGGGTTGGTTCCCTTTTTTCTTCGCTCATACTCTAAATAATTAAGAAAGCCCCCTAAATCTTAGAGGGCTTTCGGGTTAGTCTTAGTAGCCCTTTTGTTACTCCTGTGTAGGGGCCGCAGGTGTCAAAAGGGTAGCCGTCATTTTCTTTACTCCGGCCTTCGTAGGCTGCATAACGGTTCCTGCTACCTCAATAAGAAGTATTCCCTTCTTGCTGAAATCTCCGTTAATCTTGCTTACGAGCTTCATTCGCGGAATCTCGAATTTAAGGCCCTGTTCCGGTGTAATTCGTACCGACTTTTCCACTACCGGAATTTTGTCCGGTGCTTCCCACTTGCCGTTGCTTTCGTCGGCAGTTCCGCCCAAAAGGTCGGCAAGTACCGTTACGGAAGGGTTCATAATCGAAAAGGCAAAGTTTGTCTTTCCGCCGCGGCTGATGCTTACTACCGGATCGTCTACCTCTTCCGCGTAATGGTCGGTAGTTTCCGGGTCTTCCTGCGTCATTTTGCAGGTGTCTTGGTAGGTATAGCCAAGCTGTTCAAGGCTTTCGCCCATTCCGCCGTCTGCGGCTATTGCTCCCACCTCAATCTTGGAAAGTCCAAGGGTATAAATTGCTTTTCCCATTTTCTTACGTGTTAATTAGTTCTTTGTATATTCCATTCTACGCGCAAATTGTTGTAGCTCTGCTTTATAGCTTCTTCCCTAATAGTCGTTTCGTTAGAAACCCAAAAGGTTAGACCCTCAATGTTGGCCGCCTTCAAAGCTGCTAACACCAGCCCGGTAAGAAGTCGTAGCCTTTCCCTTGCGGTCTTGTATTGCTCTTTGCCGCCTATCTTTACCTTTTCGTCGGGAACGTGTATATTTACGTTTGAAGTCCCGCTTTGGGGTATTTCGTGGGTAAGGTTCAAGTTATTGACTACAATATCTTCCGCCGTGGAACCGTCGGGGCGTTCCCCCATAGTGTATATTCCGCCTTTAAGCTCTGCTTTCAAGGCTGCGGAACCGTTAAGAACGGTAAATAGAATATCGTCGGTTTCTATACTCTGCATAACTATTATATCCACATTCTACAATGCAACCGGCCCGCGTCGTATTTCTCGCAAGTTCCGGAAGCTACAACTAAGCCCGAAGCCTTGGACGCTGCTATAAAGTCTTTGTTCGCAAGCTGGGTAACGTCTACTTCTTCCTTCGTCACTATTACCTCGGTTCCTTCGTCTATTCTGGGCGTTCCCTTCGGAAGCTGTATAAGTGAAGAAAATACCAAGGTTCGCCCGTCGGTAGTCTGTATCGCCGTACCCTTCCCGTTGGTTTCTTCCCTGCAAGCCGCTTTAAGCTCCCAAGTTCCGCCGTTGCTTTCCCAAGAGCCGTTAGCGGTTTGGGTGGCTTCGCCGTTACTCAAAGCGTACAGGTATTGGTAGTATTGGTAGGTAGTCGTTACCATACGTTACTTTTGTTGCGAATTTTCGGCTTGGTGGCGTTGGGTAGTCCCAATTCCGCGCAAGTCGCGTTATACCAAAGTTTAAGAGCGTCCCAATTCCAACTAATAGAATACCCACCTTCCGAAACGTTGGCAAGCGGTATAAGGGTAGCTATTTCCTTACATAAGGCGGTCTTCGCTATCTTAGCGTCTACCTGTGCTTCCGGGTCGGGAATTAGTGTACTTTGGTTGCAAAGTATTAGTTCCACGTCGTCGGCTCCTACTTGGAATTTCGCTACGGTCTTCGTTATGTATTCTTTATAGGTCATTGGCTGAGGGTGTTAATGGGGAAGCCCCGAAAGGCTCCCCCGCTTAGGTTAGTCCTGCCAGCTTGTGTGTGCTACGTCAAGCAAGAAAGAGCGCGAAGAAGAAAGCCAAGCAGGGAAGGCGTTAGCCAATCCTACGGTAACTTCCTGCAGCGGTTCCTCGGTTGAATACTTCTTTACGCAAGTATGGCCGCTCAACGCTTTAAGGGCTACCGAACCCTTAATATTCATATCCGCCGGCTTCTTCCAATAGGTATTACCTAATACCTTGGTTTCGCTAAACATCACTACGTTGTCGGCGAAAGGGTTGCCGGTCAAGCGTGAACCGTCCGCCTTTTCGATAGTAATGTCTTGGTCAATTACGACAATCTGCAAACCGCGCAAGTATGCAAGGCCCGCAAGGGTCGCGTTTACCTGCTGCAGGCTTGGTGTCTGCGAAATACCCAAGGCGTTAGCGGCGAAGGAAGCGCAAAGCTTCACTACTTCCTCGGTAGCGGCGAAAGCGGCGAAGGTATCTACGTTCATAAAGGCGTATTTAAGGGAAATACCCTTCTTCTTCGCTGCCGCTATAATCTTCTTAAAGTCTACCGAAATAGGCTTAGCCGAAGTAGAAGTAACCCAACTTCCGGACTTAGCGTCGTAGCCGAACTTCTGCGAAGCGTCGATTTGGTAGTCTACATCGT